GGCCCTTTCGGGCCACAAGCTCGTACCACATCCCTATCTGAAGGAGTTCATTTTAAATGGGCAACACGGTCCAATCCTGGTTCGGCGAAAGCATGTATGAGTACCGAGACCGATATCGAACGAGGGTGATCCCCTCGCAAGGTATCAGTCAGTACCTTACAGGCCAAAAACCGCCGAACAACCCCATTGCTGCGGGTGTTCAGGAACGGATAAAAGACCGAGAGATACCTGGATATCGTGCTGTGATGAGGCTTCGTAAGAAGTATCCTCACATACGAGATCTTGACCTTGGCCATCATCTGGCCATGGAAAAAGTATCGCTGTCGATGCCTAAGCATATCCGGGAGAAATCCTGGATAGGCGGCTCGACGTATTATCACTATGAAGGGGCTTTTCAGCCTACCGTCACTTATAGCCAGCAAATGCAGGCTATGGCTGCCGGTCGGAGTATTCCGATTCCTAGTGATTTGGGAGCTGACTACTTCGCATTAGTTGCCTATGGCGCTACTGCGATAGCTAAGTCAATCCCCTCGGTCCCGGACTTCTCTCTTCCCCGATTTCTCGGAGAGCTTCGCGAGGGTCTTCCCAAGATCCCCGGAGCGATTTTAAAGTCAGAGAAGAAGTTGCGGTCAGTTGGCGGTGAATATCTGAATTATCAATTCGGAGTCATGCCTACTGCATCGGATGTACAGAAGCTGATTGAGCTTCTGATGCACCCGAAGGCGAAAGAGTTCATCAGGAGAAATCTCGACGAAGAATTTCGCGTCCGCAAGGTGTTGGACAAAGGCGAATCGCGTACAACCACGGACCTTTCGGGGTCTTATGAGATGAACACGGTTTCGGGCTTTGTCGGCGCGCCAAGTGGTAATCAGCAGAGAGTCCAATCCTACAGGATATGGTCCTCTGTTACCTTCAAGCAGATGCAGATCAATCGCCTCAATGAGTTGATTAATGACTTAGAGAGGCAGGTTGGTATGGGCGTTGTGCCCACTGCAATCGACTTGTGGAACTTGGTCCCATGGAGCTGGTTCGTTGATTGGTTCACGAATTTTAACGACGTGATAACCAATCTTTCTTACCTTGAGAAAAACGGACTGTACTTGAAATATGGATATGTCATGGGTACTTTTAAAGATGTCACTACAGTGACACAAACTAGAAGTATCGGTGGCGTAATCCACACCACTACGGGAACCGCTCATTACGAGCGGCGGTACCGTGTTGGTGCAAGTCCCTTCAGATTTGGACTTACTTGGAAGGATTTTGATAACTTCCAATTGTCCATCCTCGGGGCCTTGGGAATCTCAAGGCTTCGATTTTAGTCTTCTTTTACAAAAAGAAGCGGCCGTCAATCCCTTCGGCAAGGAGTAACCGTCACACATGGTTACGGTGTGTGCCTTCAGAAAGAGTCCCATGTTCTCAGATCCTCAGTCAGTCACCATTTCTGGTGCAGCAAAGTCTCTCCCGCGCGTTAGCTCGGGTGACTTCACGGGTCAGTTTCGCGCCAGTGATGGCGCGTACACTCTCTCCGTGAAGCACACGGGTGGCAAGCGTGACCGGTCGGTCATTCGTCTGGATGCAAAGAAGATTGGAACCAATCCTCTTGATCCGACGAAGAACCTTCCGTTCACTGCCTCTGCCTACCTCGTCGTGGACTCACCTACCCAGGGCACAGGTTATACAGCCGTTGAGCTGGAAGACCTGACCAAGGGTTTGGTCGCTTACCTCACGGCCGCCAACGTAACTAAGTTCGTTGGCAAAGAGTCGTAAGGTACTGCTTTGAGGGAAGGCCCTGATTCTATCATGGCCCTCCTGCTATTCTGTGTATGGCTCTTTGTAATAGTAATATTACTCGGATACATACTAGGATTATAGCAGTCTGATGAACTAGAGGACTCGCCAAGCTATCAACTACGAAAGTAGGCAGATGAAAAGCCTGACGGGACTCTGGTCTGAATTAGCGCATGATTGCGCTTATCAGTGTGGTACAAGCAGCGTTCGAGACATCCAAACGATGCTCGAACGTGTCGAACATGAAGGAGATAGTTTTTTAACTATCACACTTCCGCAATTCTGTTCTGACTTCGAAGAAGCCCTTGAACAGAAGTGCATTTCTGCCAACCTCTTTCTTGGTTTCAAGAAGAGGCGACGTCTCCCTGCATTTTTGCACGGTTTCGTCGAGCAGGTGTTCGATGATCGGACCGGCAGTTTGCACGACCGGCCCAGTGTTAACGCTATTCGAGCTATTCGTCAACTCACGCTCGTCTTTAAAAAGATTGAGCGTGAGACGACTGAAGCTCGGAAGCGCAATGCTGAGCTGAGTTATTTAAACTGTGAAGTCGACCTGGAGCGCGTTGATGAATCGCTTAGTGCCATTGATCGGCACGAATTCAACATCGCGTTTGCTGAGCTATACTCTCCTGTTCTTAATCGCCTCAATGAGGCGATCGAGAGAGGGGAGGTTAAGCCCAAGCATGGTCCCGGTAGTACTCAGGATAAACTCCTGGGCAACCGAAAGTGGCTCTTCCCGAAATGGACTGAGCGACTTGAGAATGTGTTTCCATATGCGCAGTATTGCTCGCATACTTGGATGCCACTCTCAGACTACAGGACGACAACACTCCCAATGGAACAAGAACCACCCGTAAAGGTCGTTTTTGTTCCAAAGACTCAGAAAACTCCACGCGTTATCGCAATGGAACCTACTCATATGCAATATATGCAGCAGGCCATCATGACGACGCTGGTTCCGCTACTGGAAAGTTCTTGGATCGGAAGATCTCAAGGCTTTTCAGATCAGCTACCCAATCGTGATCTTGCTCGCGAGGGCTCTCGCTCTCGCCGGTATGCCACGATTGATCTTTCTGAGGCGAGTGATCGCGTTTTGAACTCTTTGGTTCTTAGCGCGACTCGAGCATGGCCAACAGTGCAGGAAGCACTACAGGCTACACGCTCCACTCACAGCCAACTCCCTAGCGGTAAAGTAATTAAGCTAAGGAAGTTTGCTTCTATGGGATCAGCTCTGTGCTTTCCCCTGGAGGTAATGGTCTTCACGACATTAGTCTACATGGGAATTGCACGAACTGGTGCGTATAGCCGGGATGAACGGTACGAACTGTTCATGTCCGGCGAGGTCCGCGTCTACGGTGATGATATTATCGTCCCCGCAGATAGTACCTCTTGTGTGGAGATGACCTTAGAGTCCTTTGGACTCAAGGTCAATAGGTCCAAGTCCTTCTCTGAAGGTTACTTCAGGGAGTCTTGTGGCGGAGACTACTATAGTGGCACTGATGTGACACCAGTACGTCTTCGCGTCGACCTTCCTTCACGCAAGCAGCATGCTCAACAAATCGTAAGTGTGAGTGCCACCGCAAACCTGATGGTTTACGGTGGCTACTTACGGGCTGGCGAGTATCTCCACAAACTGTGTGAGAACATTTTGGGTCTTTACCCTCATGTTCCACACGGATCGGATATTCTGGGTCGTGAGAGTTTTACTCCCACAATCCATGGATTCGATTTCCATCTGTATGTTCCCATACAGAAGGGATATGTGTTAAGATCTCCCAGTCCACGTTCCCCTCTCTCAGGTATTAGGGCTTTGTTTAAAGCCCTGACTGGAGATTGGAGTGATCCCTTGCACAAGGATCACCTTGAACATGCTGGTAGGCCGCTCTCCTACACACTAAGAAGAGCACGGAGGGCTCTCGCCTAATAAGCGAGAGTCGGGGAATATAGGCTAACAACCTTATTCCTGGGTGGGTCCTAGAGGGTAAATCCCTCATAGGCAGTGCATCCC